GGGTCCACTTCCAAGTTCCGCAGCTGCACTTTGTCCAGTCACCGGTTTTGTTCATTTTCAGGTCTCCTGTGTATGTCTCCAAATGGTCTCATGTTGACTCCTTGAGTTCCACACTTGACCAGGTACCCTCTCAGATACCGCATAACGTCTGTTTGTCGTTTCGGTCTTCTGAAGTCCACACGATCTCCCCACTGGGCGGCTAGCTCCTTCATTGGTATCCTTCCTTCACTAGTGGCGAGGATATGGAGATGCCCGTTGATCTCGTGGTCTTGGACCTCTCTGATGAAGGTTCCATCTTTCGCGAAAATCTTGTCTCCAGGCACGTGACTTGTGAACTCGTAGAACCAGTAGCCTCCGGCGAAGGTTTCCTTCCATATTTTCGTACGACGGAATTTCTTGAAGTCCTTAATCCACATATCCCGATCAATCTCTTGGACATGATCCAATGCAGGTATTCCCTGGTAATTAGGTCGGGTTAGTGTGATGAACCAAATGTCCATGCCTCGATCATGTATCTTCTGCATGGCTTTCTTAGCTCTCTTATAGCGTGAATATTTGGTGTTGCATGTTTTACATCTGTCAGTGTATACTGTCTCCCATGACAGTTCCTTCCCAAGGATCCACTGCATTAGCTTGCGTCCAGAGTGGGCGTCTACTCTATGTCTGGGCAATGGGTTCGGGCACTCCTTGCAGGTGAAGCCTGCCTTATCTTGTTCTAGGGTACGCGAGCGAACATTGAGTAGAGTGGCCCTGAGCCATTGAAGAACCTTAACTCTAGGTTTGGATCTAGTAATGGCTACCGAGCCCGCCTCGGCCCACGGTGGTAATTTAACAGTAGAATCTGTAGAGCCTATAGGCTCTGTTAACTTTGTACCTACTAAAGTATCAATAGCCACCGTGTCTCCCCTCCTTCTCTCGACCTGGTCGGTTAACTAATAGGATGATAAACATGAAGTCAATAGGAGAAGGAAGGTTGAGGTATTTAGCTCAACCAGGGAATGATACTGATTACTACAATATTGCTAAGGATTTGTCTATGGTCAATGCTCGCAATGAAGAGATTACTGATCGTAAAGGGAATCTATACGGTTATTGGTGTAAGATTGAAACTGTTAGCGCAGCTAATGACGTTCTTGCATTATCTTATATTCCTAATACTTGGAAAGTTCGTAATGCTTTCAGGAAGTTTCATTTTGCCCGAGAGGAAATGTTTCGTCAGGCTGGTGTGACTAAGAAAGAGATGGGTAAGTATGGTCGTACTCTTCGCCCTTATTTCTCTCATGACCATGCATCTAATATTGATATTAAACCTCAAAAGTGGGATGCTAATGCTTCTCCCCCTGCAGCTGTTGACTATGCTGGTGGAGAATGGACATATACCTCCTTAGTAAGTTCTCCAACTTTTACTGATGATGATTTGGGGGATCAATTAGATCTCCCTGCTGCTGATGACTGGAATTTATTTGTTTTAGGTGATCATAAAGTTGAGGCTACTTCTTCTGAAGGTATCCAAACTTACACTGGAGTTGCTATGGTGACTGCTTATAATCAGGATAGGATGGAGGCTATTCCTGATGCTACTACTAGTACTGCAGTACATGGTGAGAACAATCCTCTAGCTTCTCTCTTAATGCAGTCTCTTACCACAGGTGAAGTGGTTGATGTTGCTGAAGATCAACAACTCGAAGCTCCTCCTTATGACGTTAAGGATAATGGTGATTCTGCTGCAGCTATCTATGATGCTATGCCTGTTGCTGGGTCCACTGCGGGTTCTACTGCTATGCTCCGTAATTGGGGTCTCTACTTTTTCCCTGCTGGATTGATATCTCTATCTCATGGTGTTTCACTGAGTGGTGGCCTAGAGATTGAGGTTATTGGGAAGCAGCTGTGTAAGGAAGTCGCTTGATTTCTTATGCCACTTTGGATTAATCGTCCAGATCTAGCCCTTTGGGTTGATTCGAATCGTGACGATCTCCAGTTGTTCTTCGAACTACAATATGGTCCTAGGATTGACATTGCTAAATCTGAGACCTTTCACTATCTTTTGATGGGTGCCACTGAGGCTGCCATTTGGCTTGTTCCTGGTGGGTGGCGTGTAGCTCCATTCGTTCCTACTCTTGTATTGCATGAATTGGGCCATTGGGCTTGGGACTCCGCAGGACTTGGTGCATCCTCTGGAACTACCCCAACCCGCACCGTCACCTCCTCCTCTGGCTCTAAGCGGGTCCCTGAGTCTCGGAAGGGGCGTAAGACTAACTCCGCACATGGGTTTAGTTCGGGGAAAGCCCCGACTGCCAGAGGCAAATGCCCTAAGGGGCATTATTGGTCATACAAGAAAAAGAAGTGTGTGAAATCTAAGTTCAAATAGAACATTTCCAGCAGGCCCCAGGGTAGTCCTGGGTCCACTTCCAAGTTCCGCAGCTGCACTTTGTCCAGTCACCGGTTTTGTTCATTTTCAGGTC